TTAGCTCAGTCGGTAGAGCACTTGACTTTTAATCAAGGTGTCCGGAGTTCGAATCTCCGATGGATCACCAAAAGAGGAAGTCTTGAAGTCGTTGTGTATCAACGGTTTCAAGGCTTTTTTCATTTCTATTTCAATGTACCCTAAAATAGAATCCGTAGTAACCCTGTAGTAACAGTCGATTTTTACCTGAGCAAACATTGCTTGATTTTTAAAGCATATCATGCTATAATGCAATAAAGAGCCTCCAGCTCTATATCCTATTTCTTGTGGCTCTCGGTCAAACCGAGGGCTGCGTACTTTATAAAGCAGAAAACCGGGCAGAGGAAAATCCCCTGCCCGGTCATTTTTTAGTCCTAAGTTAGTTGCAAGTTATAAGCAAGTGGTTTTAAAACGCACGAAAAACGCACGAAAAACGCACGAAAGTTAAATCATGCCGAAAAGCTTGAGCACGAGCACAATGATACCCGCGCCGTAAAGCCCGAGCATATTAAGCAGATTAAAAAGAATCGCTGTTATCATCACTCTGCCTCCTCGTCCGTGCCCGGGTCTTCAATCGCGGTGCCCTGCTCGTGCAGGAACTTATCGGCAGTCTGTGCCGCCTCTGTAAAGCTGTTATTTTTCCAATAAGCCGATATGCCGACGAGCACCGAGAACACGACGCTGACGACGGTGTAAATCTCGTTGTAGTCCGCCGGGATAGGTGCTTTTCCGGCTGCGGAAAGTGCCATGTTGACGAGCGAGATAATCAGCAGGATGCCGCGCACCCAAGTACCGACTTTGACGTTGCTGATGTTTGCAAGGATGTCTTTGATTTTTGCCATTTTGATAGCCTCCTGAAATTAAAATATGTTATCTATGCCTTGCGCAGCGAGAAAATCCCGCTGTTCGTGCTTGATTTTCGCGGCGTAGTTAAGTGCCGCGTGCATGTCGCCGTTGCAGTGTGCGTCCGGTATGCGCTGGACGGCGCGGGCGGTCGCTTCCCCGAGGGCGAGAGCCGCGTTCGAGGTCGCGAGCAGATTTTTTTCAAACGCTTTTCTCGAGTTTTCCTGCTTTGCGCGCTCTGCTTCGAGTTTTGCTTCCTCTGCGGCGCGGGCTTTTTCGCGTTTGGCTTCCTCTGCGGCGCGGGCTTTTTCGCGTTTGGCTTCTTCTTCCGCGCGAGCAGTTTCGCGTTTTACGATGCTTCGCTCAAGCAGCCACACAAAAAAGCCGACTATAGCGACGGTCAACGCCGACGGTATGCCGCATATCGCGGCGATTTCTCCCACAGTCATCCGACTACCTCCAGATATTTGACGGCAACCCAGCTTGATATGTCCGTCAAAAGAGCCTCCCTGACTCCGCCGTTTGTCTGAATTTTGCCGACGGTATGCTGCCTTTCCAGCTGCGCACCCGGAACGATGGAGCCACGTGCCGCCGTGAGTCCGCCGTAAGTCGCGCCGGGCTTTATTTTGACCTTGCTGCCGACCGAGACGGTCTTTGCAGGCGACTGCAAAACAGTAAGGTCGGAGATATAGACCCAGCTGTTAATCTCTTTAAGCAGTGCCCTGTCGCCGTTGACGGATTTGACCGTGTGCTTTTTAAGCTTGACCCACATCGGGATCTTCTGCCCGGTGGCGTACTTGCTGCCCTTGATTTTGACGATATCGCCCGCTCTGACGGTCGTTGCCGATGCAGGCTTGTCCTCGCTCGGCTTGACCGCCGGAGCGGTCTTTTTCTTTATGCCGTAATATCCGACAATGGCGGAGACAATAGCTTCGGCACACTGTCTCTGTCCGGCGGCGGTCTCGACGTGCTTGCGGTCGCTCGCGGTATCGATAAATACCGTTTCTATCAGCAAGGATTCACATTTGCAGGAGCGGACAAAGCCAAAATAATCCGTGCCGTTTGACGGATTAATTTTGACCTTTGCACCACGGTCGCGGATGCTAAAGGTGTTAGCTATGCTCTTGCTGATTGCCGCCGCGAGCTTTTTGCCCGTTGCGCTCTTGTGCTTGTAATAAACCTCCGAGCCTGTGCCGCCCGAGGCGTTAAGGTGGATTTCGATTGCCAGGTCATAGCCGTGTTTGTTGACGTGTGCTATCCTGTCCGTCAGATACAGTGTCGCGTCATAGTTTATGACATCGGCATTGCAGGCGTAGCCTTTGAAAATCTCGCCTATGTACTTGCCGATTTCTCGACCGATTTTAAACTCCTGATAGTTGCCGCCGCACGCTCCACTGTCATAGCCGCCTTTGGCTGATTTTCCGTGACCGATTGATATGCAGATATTCATACTTCTGCCTCCTCAAAATAAATTCCGACGAGTTGAGACGGTACATAGTGCAGTATAGTACCTTGACCGTTGCTGTCGTCGCGTATGCATCTGTAAATTTTGCCGCCGTCAGCATAATATAGGTCTTTGTAGTACCTCATGCCGACCGCCGACGTGATGGGATTGTTTATCGTGCCGTCCTCGCCGACCGTGATAGGCTCCCAGTGCGCTGGGGTTGCGCTCGGACGCCATGTGGGATTGGCGGATATCGCGTTGTAGCAACGGTAGAGTTTCCCGCCGTCGCGCACCCTGTCGCCGACAGAATAATCTTTTTCGCCGCTCCACGGTTCAAACAAGCTGATACTTGTCAGAGCTTCGGCGTTCGTCAGCTTCGCGGCGGCTCTTGTTATCATCTCGCGGAAGCGTTTTGCCTGCGTCCGTGTCATATATCCGCACCCCCTGTGATGATATCCAGCGCCTCGTCCGCCGATATGTCCTCGGGCGGCTCGGCGGCCGTCCAGATTTGCTTTATCTGGGATTCAGTCTCCGTCCACGACTCGGTGTAATACCCGCCGTCGGACGGATATTCCGCCGTGATTATCGGCTTGTATCCGTACTGCAAAAGCAATGCGGGGTCGTTTGTAAAAACATCGCCATTTTCTGTTCTTATCGGTCTCGGCGCACCGTGCAGAGCACCGCCAACCAGTTTTCCGTATATCATATTTTCACCCCCATGTGAAGCTGCCCGCGCCCTGATTATAGAGCGCCGTTTTGCCTATAAGATCATAAAGGCACGGCACACCGTTTGCATCGTGACACGGGACAAGCTGCTGTGCATCGCCGTCGGTATAGCTATATAACCGCATAACAGCCTTATTGCCCGACCAGTTGTTGTTGCCGACGTCAAATATCAGTCCGTTTGTCGGCGTCTCGAAGTCGGCGACATCGCTCCAAGATTTTTTTAAAATATCATTGACCCATACGCCGGCTTTGTTTATTTGGATTTTTGTTCGTTCCAATGATGAAGCCATCTCAAAACGGTGCTTTTGATATTCGGAAAAGTCGCCTGACAAAACTTTCACATCTGCATTTTGAAACAGCGTAAGATTATTTTTCGACGCGCTCTGGCGCGACCCGAATATGCCTGCGCTCCTGTTTATTTCACCGACTATACTAAAATCTATGGTGATATCAGAATCCTGCGTCAGCTTGCGTCCGGTGTCGATATACTGGCTGCCCGAGGACTGCAAAAAGCTCACGGGAGTGAAGTCATCCGGCAGACCTTCGATATGCCGCGCGGCACGCGAAAAGAATTTTCTTCGTCCTATCAAGTGCCCTCACCGACCTTCTGCGCCGCCAAAATTTTGTCTTTGAAGCTCAGCTCCCAGGTTTCGCCGTTGTGAAAATCCGGCGCAGTGCCGATATATCCGGTGCCCGCGGGCAGAGTGACGGTGATTGTCCCGCTCTCGGCAAAGGTCAGGCGCATCCAGCATTCAAAACTGCCTGTCGGATAGGTCAAGGTTAGCGTTGTAACATCAGTCAAGCGATATTCCGTATTGTCAGCAAGTGTTATCGTTGTGCCACTTGTGACCTGCGACGGCTTAGCTTGTTTGTTGTCCCATATATTGACCTTTTCGGCGGTTATCTCATCTAAAATGCTCTTGTTATCGTGTTCATGGGCTTTATTGGCAACCGGAATATATGTGTTGTTGATAAAATTCTGCAAGCTAACATCAACCGTGCCTGCTGCGCCCTGCAAGGTAACGCCTATATATTTTGCGTACATACCTGCAAGCGCGTAATATATAGCCGTGTCAAGTCCTGCTTTTACGGTATTTTCTTCAATCTCAGCCCACGGAAATTCTGTTTGGACTTCTTCGGGCAGTTCGTAGTTGACATCTGCTGCTGTTGCTGCGCCACCGCCGCCCGATATCTCTTTGCCGTCAAACTGCAATTTTCCGTCCGCGTCTGACAGGCGGTCGAGGACGGGTTTGTTAGCGTGGGTGTGGCGGGCTGCGGTGTTCCGGTTGACTTCATCGACAATGCCGGGCTGTTGCAGATCTATAGAGCTGTCACCGTCCGCCGTTTGAGAAAAGTGCAGTCTCACCATTCTGGACTTATAAATCTGTTCACTGCCGACATATCCGATAAGCGTTACGCAGCAGTAGGGTGTTGCCGTGACCGCTGACGGCAGAGGATATGAAAATGCTCCGTCCGTGGTTTGTAAAATTATCTCCGACAGACCGCCGGGCTCAAAACAAAGGCGATACACTGCCTCTGTCGGCATGATAGCCGGTGGAGTAACAATAAGCTCCGTGGCGTAATGTTCCCCTATTATTCCGGCTTCGCAATCGTATCGATTATCGGCAAAATTAAGCCGACACTGTCTCATCTTCATCAACAATAATTTCACCTGCTTCCCGGTCTTTGTCGTCCTCTTCGAGCGAGGACAGCAGTTTGTTGAGTTCGTCTTTAATGCCGATGCACACCATGCGGCAATTCTCATAAGTTTTCTGTTCGGCTTCGATCTCGGCTATGCGAGATTTGATTTTTTCTACTGCTTTTGATTCTGTCATATCATCACCTCGTGATTGTTATTGTGGTGCTATTTTAATCGACTTACCCGTTCCATATCTGACATAAACACCGTCATTACCAACGATAATATAACCTGTGTATTTCGAGCCGGTGAGCTTCAGTGTGATTTCACCGTCAGCGTTTTGATAGATATCACTCCTGGCGATAATAGCGTTATTCTTATCACAGACCTCTATTGCGCCGGATGGCAAATTCGATTGTCCGCCAACGCCAAACGCCGCCGAATACAGATCCAATCCGCCGACAGGTCTATAATGTTTCAACCCCGCAAACTGGTTGTATCCAAGAGGATTGGTTATCAGAGTTTTTCTTATTTTGGTTGCATCAGCTTCTATTCGCATCCAATCGTATTGCCAAGCAGTCTCCATATCTGCCCACGGCTTTGCAGAGGTTACATAGTCCGTGCCATTGTTCACGGACTTACCGAAACGAAACCCGGCATTGCTACTGCCGCCAAGCGTATAATCGACCGTAGCGAATGTCGCATACCAGTTTGCTACGGTTGAACTCTGCCATACAAGCGTGTTTGCCATGCCAAAAAACTGCTGGCTGCCCTCGCTCGCAGTTCCGGTACTTTGATAAAGTTTAAGCACGCCCGATGATAAATCCGCTTTATACCCCTCACTTTCTGCCGTAAATGAGCCGTCTTTTACCTTTATGCCCTGCGCATTTATGGTCGTTGTTGCGTTGCTCAGTTCAGACGGTGAGCCGAGATTATCAAAACGGATATTTATCTCGTTGCTCAGCTGCTCGATGGTCGATGAAGTGACATAATCTCCTTCGATTTTTGTCACCTTTGACTGGATGCTGCTCGCTGTCTGCTTCAGCGTGCTCACCTCGCCGGACAGCCCGTTCATGTCTTGGACGAGCGTTTGAATACTCAGGTTCTGGTGGTCAACCTGCAGCTGCACCTTTTTGAGCGTCTGCATAACGCTGCCTGCCATCTTGTAATCAGTTTTCTTGACTATCTGAGCCTCTGCGGACACTTTTGACTTGATGCGAGCAGTAGTTTCTATCTGCAGCACCGTAGCCGTGAAATATGTCCCGTCCTTATCCTGGACGCTTATGCTGTCATTCAGGTCGAGAATATAATCATCAATGCAGTCGGTTATCTGAAACGGCACGATTGACATGCCGAAGATCTGCGCAGCGATGGTTTTTATGCTACTCTCCCGCGTTTTGTCGATGAAAGGATTATCGTCTATGCGCCACTGACAAAGATTCTCCGGTGCGGTTGACGGGTATGTGATATCGTCGTCATATCCGTCATGTCCGAAGACCAATGAGTTTATAACGCCGAACTTAGGCTCCTTTGAAACCGCCTTATACCGCGCCTTGCCTATCTGAATACCCGTACTGACCGGCTTGCTTATGCGCAGTCCCCCGGTACGGCTTATCTGCGCTATGCAGCCGCCGAGTTCGGCGGCGCGGGAGATCAACTCTCGGTCTGTAACTGAGGCGTCTATATTCGGCGCCTCTGTCAGCTTGAAAGTCGACATCGGGAAAGTCGTTGTCTCGAGCGTAATGCCGTGACGCGTGCATATCTCCCGCACGAAAGCGCCCAATGTTGTCGGATAAGTCAGGCTGCCGCCATACGCGCAGTCAAAAAGCACTGCACGGTCAGTACCTTTGAAAGATATCGACCGTGCAGTTTTGTTGTTTGTAATGTCCTCGTCCTTGGCAGTAAAAAGCCCCAACGGAATCCATGTCACCGAACCGTTTATCTCGAGTCCACGATATACAGATACCTCTTTTCCGTTCAGGTCTATGGACCCGTCGAGATTGTATATCTCAAACTCACAGCTTTTAGCCGGGAACCCGCCTATCATTTTGCTGTTGGAATGCGATATCTTCGGGTATGTTTTCAAATACTGCTGTCCGGTATAAGTCGCATTTCCGACTACTATTTTTGACTTCGGCACACGGACCCTGGAGGATGCTATGTAGTTTTTATAGCTTGTACTCGCTGCGTACATATTTTGTCCTCCTTAACTGTTCGGAACGGTCTGAACGAAACGCAGCTCAAACGCCTCAATGACGTATTCGCCGTTAATCAGCGCGTGTGCCGTCACTGCATCAGAAACCGGGTACATCGTCTTGGTCAAAAACGCACCGGCACGAAGATCATAAAATTTTACAGTACATTCGGTCATCGCCCTGACCTGCAGAATTTTCCTGATCTCCGCCTCGGTCTTATCCTTTTCAAATGTCAGAATAAGCTTGTCGCGCTCCGGCAGAACTTCGCGGATCATCAAATTTTCATCGGTCGCGCCCGACCCTTCCGAGTCGGTCTGCGGATATTCCCAGCCTATTCCGTCGGCTTCGAGCGTTATGCTGCCGTTTATAAGCACTTCATATTTTTCCACGCTTTACACCTCCAGAAGAATCCTGCCCTCGGCTATCTGGGCTTCGTTGATAGTTTTGATTATCGTGCGTCCGTCGGGATAGCGGATAAGCAGTTCGAGTTGCAGCTTAACCTTTTGGGCAAAGCCGCCCGCCTTGGCGAGTGCAAGCTCAACCTGCTCGCGAATCTTTGACTCGGGCGACACTATTTCGCCCTCACGGGTGTTATCGCCGACGATAGCAAGCTGCGGATTGTTTGCCGCTACCCAGCCACCCTGGGCGAGGCGAGGCAGCTTTATAGTGGGAATCTGGCTTATGTTAAAGCCTAAAGACCTACCGCCTATGCCGGGAACCCAGTCAGGCACATTCCATTTTATCGAGTTAAATCCCCTGATAAGCTTGTTTATACCGCTGCCGATACGGTTCACGAGGTTTTCAAACAGAGCTATTATGACATTGAGCGGAGCTTTTGCGCTCGCCGCCATAGTGTCAAACGCGCCCTTGAAGATGTTTTTAATACCGTTCCACGCCTTTGACCAGTTTCCTGTAAAGACGCCCGTTATGAACTGTACAATGCCTTTCAGCACTGTAATTATCCCGTTCGCGCGGTCTATAAAGCCGGCTATTATGGGCTCGACAACATTCATCATATTCCGAAAACAGGTAACGACAACGGGATAAAGGCGATCCTGCACCCACTTTACTAAGGGCATGATAACCTTGTTGTAAATCTCAAGCGCATCCTGTATCCGTTCTCCAACGAAGCCAGTGAGGTTATCAGCTAACGGTTTTACATGGTCAGTCCACAGCCTTGTAACCGTCCCCATTATGATATCCCAGCATGGCTTCATGTAATTATTCCAAGCATTCAGGAACAAATTCTTTGTATTTTCAATGGCTGTTCTGACATTATCAAAAATCGGGGCTCCGTATGTCTGCCAGTTGTCATATACAATGTCCCATGCATCCTGATAAACCTGTGTGAAAAACTGCAGTGCCGGTACTGCTCCTTCGCGCCAGGTCTTATCGAATATTTCTTTCACGGAGTCAAACAGCGTCTGCAAGGTTTTTACGCATTCGGTGGAAAACTGCGTGAGCACAGGCAAACCTTTTGTTACAAATTTTTGAAGCCTCGGATACACGGCAACATTCCATAGATCCCTAAAAACGGCGTTTACACTGTCATATAGACCTAAAAAGATGTCAGCCGAAGCGTGACAAAAGGTTTCAAAAAAGTCCTTCAAATCCGTTGATGCCCAATTTTTTATCGGCGATTCGAGCTTGCGCAGATCTTGCCAAACTCTTTTGATTAGCGCTTTCGTCTGCTCAATTTGTCTTTTTAGTTCTTCGCGTTCCTTTTCAAAACCTGCCGCAAAACCGCTCCAAAAAGTCGAAAGCTTCTCTTTGAGTTCATCAAGTCTGGAATCGACAGCAGAAACTCCGCTCGTTATTGCTGAGGTTGTAGGGTCAGCTGCCGCCACTCCGGAAGAACCTCCGGCGCCTGTATCCGATGAGCTTGACTTGCTCAGCACGTTTATCTCATCGTAAGAAGCGAAGGCTTTTTTGACCTTTTTCGCGGCTTTTTCGGCAGCCGTGCCGGTGTTGTCAATAGCCTCGGCGGCCTCCGTTGCCCCCGCAGTTACACCGCCAAGGGATGTCACATCGGGCATCTCAAGCCCGATTGATGCCATCGCCGTTTTCAGCAGACCCAAAAACTTCAGCAGCGCGTCAAGCGCGGTCTGAATTGCCGGGATAAACAGGTTCAGAATCGGGATTATCACATTGCCGATTTCCGTTTTTAGCAAGGTAAACGTTGCAGACAGTTTTGCCACCCGCCCCGCAAAGGTAGTGGCGTATTTGGCGGCGTCGCCTGTCTGCCATTTTGTTTCTTGCAGAATACCGTTGACCTCGGCTTCTATCTTCTGCTGCTGCGTAAGTGCGTTTGTTGTTGTGCCGATAGACTTGGCATAATCTTCCCACATTTTCGCCACATTCTTGGTAACACCTGCGTTGTCAACAAGGATAGAATTTTCGTTTTTCAGACCCTCCGTCGCCGTGGAGATGGCATCACCATATGAATAAGACGCCTGACGGCCAAATGCCGCAGCATCTTTCAGCGCAGTCATTGTCTTTTCTATCTGCTCGGTGCTGTATCCGCGAGCCGCAAGGTTTTTGTATGCGGTCACAGCGTTGTTAAGCGGCACGAGACCGTCAGAAATATAATCCTGGATAAATCTGTTTGCTTCGCCGAATGACTTCTTCTGCCCGTTCAGAATGGAACTCAGACCCACCCATGCGGACTGCGTCTCGCTCGCCACCTCAACACACTTTTTGCCGAAAGAAACGACGGCGGCCGCCGAAAACGCAACGCCTATTGCTTTGCCAACCTTGCCCATCGCGGATGAAAATACGCTCTGAGCCTGTCCGGCCGCGCTTTTTATTTCCTTAGAAAACGCACTACGGTTTGTGTTTATGTTAAAAAACACAGAGCCAACATTAGTGCCCTGCGGCATATTCTCACCCCCCTGCGAGATTTTTAAAGAGCTGTTGGAACTGTTCCACGGTCATCGTATACTGCACAGGACCCGCCTTAGCAGCACGGAACTGTTGCCACTTTCGGCGGATATCCTTCTCGGCATTCGTCATCTCGCGTATCTTCTTCGGGTCCTTTTCGGATCTGACCGAGATAACATATCCGAGCGGCGTATCGTGCATAATGCCTGCCAGCAGTTTCCTGTACTCCCTGACCGATATATCTTCCGTCAGAAGCCTAATACCGTACTGCTTGGCGAATGACGCCACAATAAGCAACTCGTCAAACTGTTCGTCGTAATAGGCTTCTTCGGTTAGTTTTTTCTTTCTTTGGCTGCTTTCTTGAGATCTTCATAGTCCTCGCCGGTTATGGCTGCCATAACGTAAAATGACAGATTCGTATAACCTGACACAGATATATCGCTGTTGTTTACCAGCTCGGCAACCGCTTCTTTGCCGAGCGCAAGGGCGAGAATCTCGGCATCGGCATTATCGCCGCCCCTTTTCTGCACCTGCTGAATCTTGTCCCAGGTGGACTTTCTGTCATCGACAAGGTAAAGCTTGTCGCCGATTTTAAGCTGCGGATGATTGTCGCCCGAAAGAATGGCGTCGCCTGTATCGATTATTCTCATATTGATTCGCTCCTTCTTTGAGATTTTGGATAAAAATAGGACTGCCGCATTGTGCAGCAGTCCCGAAAATTATGAGCCCGTAGCCGGTGTGTAGGTCGGCTTGCCGTTGCTGATAAGGTCAAACGCCAGCGGATTGACGGCGGTCGCATCGTCGCCGGCATAATCGCTGACCGACACGACGACATCGCCGGTAAACGTCGCACCGTCGGGGAATGTCACCTTGATTTTGGAATCGCAGTCGCGTCCGTTCTTGAGCGCGAGTCCTGCAATATAATCGTTGCCGGGGTCACCTACATTGCGCTTGCCGCTCATGGAAAGCGTGTATGACTTCGCGGTTGCCAGCGCTCTCTGCCAGCCGTCCTCGGTGATTGAGTTCCAGGTCTCTACGCCGGTCTCAATCGAAAGCTTTGCATTTTCCATGTCGGCTATCGGCACAAATGTCGAGCCGTTTGTGCATATCTCGATGTCGAGATCATACACCGGGAAAACTCCTGAAAAATTAGCCATATTTTCACTCCTTTTTATTTGTCGTAATAGACATCGAATTCAAAAGAATATTCATATACTCCGTTGCCGTCTGTCCCCAAGTCAATAGGACCGTCATAGCGGGAGATAACGAATGCCCTTTTCCCGTCGATTTCAAAGTTTTTCTCATCGAAAAAGTCGTAAATGCTCTGCGCCTTGTTTTCGGCCGCATCTGCATTTCGTGTCCAGCGCAGCAGAACCGTAACAGACAGCATGCCGTAGCTTCTGTTGACTTTACCGCCCACAGTCTGCACCTTTGCCGAGCCGACTCGGGAGTGATAGAAACAAATCGCTCTCTCAGCGTCGTCGTCTATCTTCCCGATGGAGATAGTGTCCGTCCAGCTGTATGCGGTTTTAAAAAAGTCTTTTAATACTTTCAGCGTCATCCGCCGCAGCTCCTTTGCATGAATTTCGCGAAGACCCGCTTTGCATAATCCTTTTTCCGACCGGAGATATACGGCTCGAACCACGCTCCGCCCGCCGCTTTGTTTTCAGTCCGATTGAAATTGTACTCGGGGTGAAAATAAAGCCTGCGGGCATACGGCGTATCGGACACGATATATACCTTGCCCGTGGCCGCTTCTTTGTCGTCGGTGAAAGTGGAGCGGTTCTGCAGCTGTCCGGTCTTAAACGGCATCGTCTCCGACTGCTGAAGATCCGTCTTCAGCGCGTCTGCCGTTTTTACCAGGTTGCGGGAAATTGCTTTTTCAATGAGGTTTATGTTTGCCGTGTTGAGCTTCACTGTGACCTTCATTTCAGCTCAAACTCCGTATGATTCACCGTACCATCCGGATTTTTAGCTCTGATGCCCGAATATATCGTCATTTCACGGCCGCTGACAGTAATGGTGCCGCTCGATATTTCGCGCATCTTCGGTGCGATATCACCCTTTACGATAACCTTGCCGACAAGCTCGGTATATTTACCGTTTTTGTCGTACAGCCGTTTCCTGCGCTCGGAATAGATGCAGGAGGCTTTTATCGGGGCGTGAGTCTTCGGCTCTCCGTCCTCACTGATGTCGGGCTCGTCAAGCCGTATTTCGCAAGGCGTAACGCAAAGGAAATCCGGGAACGGCAGTTTCTTAATGCTGTTTGCCATCATGATATCCTCCCTGTAAGTCCGGTCTGCTGCAGCAGGGCATACGCTACGGGACTCATTCCGAGTCGCTCATAGACCTTGCCGGAATCCTTGACCGTAACGCTTATGTCAAGCACGCTATAGCTCTGTATACCCGAGCCGTCATATCCGTTTTCGTGAATATAATCCGCCTGGTAACATGCGGCGAGCCTGATTTTTTCCTGCTGAAACTCGGTAAGGTTTTCAAAACCGCACCCTTTGATGCGGTTGAAGGTTGCTTCGTCAATCTTTATCTCGGCCAAAGACAAAGAGGCTTCGATTTCACACGAAGCCTCCTGCGTACCGTGAAAAGATTCTAAGTAGAAATTGACGTCAGCATACATTATGCATCAACTCCGTCAAGCGATATCGGTGTCGACAAACACGCTGTCAACCTTGTTATCCTTGCCGTTCGGGAAAACGAACACGTCAGAGAAAGCGCGGTTCTGATAGAGCCAGCCGTCGCCCTCAGTATGCGCGCCGGGCGCGAAGAAGTAGATGCTGTTGACCTTCGGCACGAACTTCGTGGTAAGAGGCGAAGCAATCAGGATATTGATCTTCTTCGAGCCTGCAGCATCGATCTCATAGTAGCTCGAAGTGGACGGATTGCCGGTCGGGCTCTTGACGGCGGTATACTTATCACCGCTCTTGGTGTAATAGGTCTTGCCGGCAACAACGCTGGTATCGGCTGACGCCTTATAGGTCGTCTCTGCAGGCGCGAAACCTCCATCCTCTCCGTCGAAGTTGAAGGTGTCGTAGAACACCTCATCGTCGATGACCTCAAATACGGGGACACCGTCAATCTTCGTAACGCGGGTCTCGATACCGATGCCGCCCTCTGCGATCTGAGTCATTTCGATTTTCTTGGCGAGCTCAGTGCTCTGCTCGAGAAGATCCATTATCTCCGATCTGACATAGACGATAAGCGCACCCATCGCCTTGTATCTGCGAAGCTTGCCGGAGCCGAGTGCCTTTTTGATTTTGTTAAAGACATTGGCAGCGGTATAATCACTGAGCTTTGTTTCGGTATGATAGCCGTCGAGCGTCTTTGCCTTTGTCGCGACGCGGGAGAAGAAGAGGGCGTTCGCCTCGGGCACCTCCTGGGTGCGGACGAATACCTTGGAGATGTTCTCCATCGATGCGGTCGCATTGGTCTCATCAACATCAAGCTTGTCGACAAGGAACTCCACATCTCTGTCGTGTTTGAGGGTAAAAGGAACATCGGTCTGGACGAAGGAACCCCTGTTCCAGCCACCGTTCCTGTTGTGGCTCTTATAGCCACTGGTTGACATCTGAGTGAAATGGAAGGTCTTAGCCGAAAGCCATCTCACCGAGGTCGTGATAAAGGGAGAAACGAGCGAATCCTGGGTGAGGATCTCGAGAAGCTCAGGCTCCCACTTTTCTGCATAGTTTGCCGTGTTAGGCATTTTTCAACACTCCTTTAATAGTTAAATCTGTTCCAGCTCTTCTGAGCCGTCTTCCTGGCGGGCTCTTTCTTGCTCTTGTCTTCCTGACCGTCCCCGCCTATGCTGAATCCGGGTCCCCCGTTCTCAGCCTTGTCGGTCAGTTCTGTCCATGTTTTCAGCAGTTCGGTGACTGCGGCGGAAGCTTTTTCGCGGCTGAATTTGCCGTCATCGTCCAGGCAGTCGGCGCGGTCGACAAGCTTGACCGCTCTTGCAACCTTGTCCGCCTTGACATGCGCCGCGAGCATTACCGCTTCAAGAACGGCGTTTTCGGCCATTGCACGAGCCTCTGCGAGTTCGGCGGCTGCTCGGGAGTTCTGCTCCGCGCCGTCCGTCTCCGGCTCTTCCTGCTTATCAAGCTGCGCCTTCTCGATAAGCTCTTTGACCTTTGCCCTGTCGGTCTTCTCGGTTATACCGAGTTCCTTCATAAGCTTGGCGACTGCCTTCTTGCTGTTTTTGACGCTGATGTTGTTTACTTCCTCGTCGGTGTACTTTTTTTCGGGCTGAGTCTGCTCGTTCTGCTCCTCGTTGCCCTGCCCCTCCGTGGTTTCAACATTCTTGTTTTCTTCTGCCATTTTTTACACTCCTTTTCTCAGTTAAGGTCAACTGTTACCCTGTTTACGATACAGGCAAACGATTTTTGGATATAAAAACAGCGCCTTGCAGTCAAATGCAAGACGCTGTAATTATTGAATTAAACTATTACAGATTAAAGCCTGAACTTATCAACTTACAAATAAAATCGTCGGTTCCATTGTACTCTTGAACTCCGAGAACATCGAGTGCTGCCGTCGCAAAACTTTCAAGAGGCATCCCCATAAAAGAAACACCCGAATCAAGCATTTTTGTTTTAAGAAGTTCAATAAATTCTGGCGATGTACATCTGGATTTTGCGCCAAAAATAACGGCATTTAGATTAAGGATCGGGATATCTGACTTAGCACCTAATAACACCGCATTCATGTCATTCGCAGACATTCTCGATATAAGAGAACTAACACTGTTGTTTGTATTTACTGATTTCATTATCACGGAGCACCTCCAATCTTTTTGCAATATCGTTTCTTCCGATACTTTTTGCCAGATCTATTTCCACCTGATAAGCATCGATCTCACGCTTAATACATTTTTCCGGGTTCTGAAAAACTCTCATCCCGAGCCATCCGTCTTTCATATCGTCTTCTGCGTGCCTAAGTTCATGAAGCCACGCACCGTAGCTCGCATTTTCAGAAATATAGACAGTTCCAGGTTGACCTTTTGATAGACCCGGTGAATACGAAAGTTTTTCAGCCTTCGTTCTGATTAACGAGACTCCTATCTCCTCAAGATGAGTTTTAATCGCCTTTATTTCCTTTGGATTTGAATCTTCTGCGCTTCCAAGTGCTTCTCGCAATGGGTCATCCGTAGTTCTAAACTGGCTTATATTTATTATATCACTTTTTTTGAATTTTTCAACACCATAGGGTGATATTTTTCGCTCCCACTCTTTGAGCTTCGCCTGATATCTCGCCACATTCTCGGGGTCGACGCTGCCGACAGTCAGGCGCTTATACCGCTGCACCATATTTTCTATGTGCGCACGGTTGTATCGACCGTAGTCGGAAACATCGTTTTCCTCGTTGTTGTAGTGATTGATATCTTCAAGCTCGGGGTAATATGTACCGAGCCCATGCCGGCACCGAGGGTGAAACAGCCCGAGCTTCATCGCCTCGGATAGCAGCATATAGTCGCCGTCGTCCGGCTTGCCGCCGGAATACACATCATCAATGAGCACCTTGCGCTCAAACGGTCTGCAGAGTTTGCAGGCGGTGGCATGGTGCGAAATAATTACGAGCGTCTCGCCTATGCTTTTGCGGAATTCACCCTCGCCCACCATATATGCCCGCTGATTCGCCGTTCGAACGGCCATCGAAGCATAGTCCGCGATGTTGACCCTGCGTCCGTCGCGGTACTCGATGCAGTTGATTCCGCGTTCCAGAAAGTCTTTCACAGCCATATCGTATGCCTGCGTTTCGGTCATCACGCCGTTTGAGGCATACATTCCTGCTCGAAAGATGGTCTGCCGATAGGTGTCGTTCATCATACGCAGCACGGCAGTATTTGCCGCACCGAGATCGTTTTGCAGGGCGTTAATCATCCCGCTTATCTTTCGGTCGTTGACCTTGAAGAAGCTTTTGCGCATGGTCTTTGCGGATTTATAGCCCTTGCCGAGGGCTTTTTTATAGCGCTTCAGCTCATGCTTCGAGCCTTGCCGCAGCTCCGCTTTCATATGCTCCGATACTCTGTCCGACAGACCGCGAGTTCGGCTGCTGATAATCTGCCGGTTTTCGCGTTGGTAGCGTTTCAGCTCCTTGAGCTTTTCCGCCTGCCACTGAGGGTATCTGAGCCCGGCGTCTGCCTCCTCGGCAAGATGACGGGCGAGGTTACGCTGCATCGACTTGATGAGATAAAGCTCCATATCGCGATAGATCTGTGCTATCTCTCTGTCAAAATCAACGCCGCTCATCTGTTACCTCACTCAAAATCGTTCAGCGCGGGTTCGTTCATTTCGAGGATACCGCGCTCCTCTTTTATGCGCTTGACCTCTTCCGCCTTCCAATCGTCGTCCTTGTCGTCGCCGTAAAGTTCGTCGACCTGGGTCTTGGTCGACATTATGCCGCTGGTTGCCGCTTTGCCGATAGTCTCGACTTGTGCCTCAAATGACGGATTCGCATAGCCGCCGAAGTTAACGGTCACGTCAACCTCTTTGCGCTCGCGGTTGTTAAGCGTGCAGTAAAAATCAAGCGAAGCCTGCACAAGGTCGCATAGTGCTTTGTTGAGAACATCGGTAACGCGGGTGCGCGTATAAAGCGTGGTTTTTTCCTTTTCGCGCTGCGCCTCGGCGTTGTCGAGCTTTTTAACGTCAATGCCGAGCGTGGACGGGGAAATTATGCCCTGCAGACAGAGGTCAAGCGCGGTGCAGTACGAGGACAGTAAAGCCTCATACTGGATGGTGCCCTGTGTCGTCTCGATTTTCTGCTGCGCGCCCTCCGCCATGCTGCCCTGCAGTTGGATATAATCATTATCAAAGTCATTACTTTCGAGAACCTCTCCGGTGCGGACATTGCGCGGCAGCAGGTCAACGGGTATGTACTCCTTTATCTGACCCTTGCGCACGGCGAGCATCCACTGAGAGAACACCTCGTCAAAGGCGTCAAAATCATCGAGCTTGCCGTCATAGATTGATTTTCCGCGCCCGGGGTAGATAGTTGACCGCCGGAACATCAAAGGCACTGCGGGCAGGAAATGAGCGTTATTTTTGATGTTCTTGCATCCTTCAAGCTCCGGGAAGTCGGATATATCCGTCTCTCTATCGTTCGACACATCCACCAGCGAATATGTTATGCTGTCATAGTCGTACCGCTCTTTGAGCAGATACGGCTTCTGATTGATAGTCCGCTTTGTCTTGAAAACAACCGCACTGATTCTGCCGCGGTTATACTCAAAATCCACACGGTCAGCAGGATAGAACTCAATGATCGGCAATTTGCTAACCGTGGGGTCATACGACAATTTAAAAGCGCCGTCACCCAGATACAAAGTATCTCGGACGGCGTCGCTTATTATGTCGGTTATGAGGTTTTCTTCGGCTATGTCCTCCCACACCTTCCCCATGTCGGGGTCATCAACGGTGATAGCATACAGGTCTCCGACACAAACATCGATCAGCGTATCGACTATCAGTGACGGCAGCCCGGTGTGAATTTTGCGGATCTTCATTCCGCGCGTCGGCTTGCTGCCCCAAAAGTGTCCGTTGCCTATGTTGTCCTGAATATGCGCATAAAGCTCTTCGATTTCGTTCGCCCTGCCGCGATACCAGATACGGTCTTTAAATACTTCGGCGTCATGGTCCATAAGCTGATGGATATTTATAGACACTCCGTTATCTGTGCTGATATTCAAAAAGTTCCTTACGGCGGTTCTGACTCTGTCGCCTAGGCTCATTTAATCACCCTCCTGTTACTGCGCCGATCTGCTTAACATACGGCAGCCATCCGTACTGCGACGCATTTATTGTGTGGTCGTTTCGGTCTTCCGGCTGATTGTCTTTGTCCTGCTGCCAGCTGTACAATTCGAGTTCTGCGATATGGTTCTTGCAGTGGTCGCACACAAGGTAATGCCCCGTGTGCAGCCAGCCGAGCTGCAGGTTTATACGGTCAATTATCTTTGTCGCCTTATAGGCGTTGTTGAAAGAATAGAGACAGGCGTTATTCCGACGGTACTTCAAAAGTTCCGTCATAGTTGCCTGGTCCGCGGAATCGATAAAGACATTCCGTGCGAGCCCCCACTCCTTGCGGTTGCGCTCCAAAAAGTCAATGTAGTTGCGCACCGTGTCGCTCGGCGCTATCGGCTCGCTGATGTCTCGGTTGTTATAGACCCGCTCGTCAAGGCATATTACCTTTCGGTCGTCGGTGATGCCGAGAAACATCATCGCTATCGTGTCCGGGGACTGCGAGGAATACGCCGTATCCAGCCCGGACGAAAACGCGATGAATTCAAACGGATCATTCTCATTCTCTAAGCGCTTGCGTATCGCCGCTTTTGATATAACATGCCGCTTGCGGTCAAAATTAGAAAAGACAAGCCCGGTGGCTCGTCCTCTCAATCCGAGTATTTTGTTTTTATATATCTTCGTGCCGGCGGGAACGTTGCTTATAATCTGCTGCCGCTTTTCGGGTGTCAGGGCGGCATTGTGGTCAAATGAGAAGTACCACCACACCCAACCGGGCATTGCCGGCTCGGAAAGCATCTCAAGCAGTTCCGTCGGCGCGTCGTCCACATATTCGGGTAACGGCCTGGAACGGTTGATATATTCCGAATACACCGGAAGGTTAGGGTCGTCCGGGTTTAGCGTAGCAAGCAGATAATCGCAGCGCATAGCCGCCTCGCGCACATATTCCATGTCCGCGATGTTTATCTCGTCGATGTAAAGGCAACCGTACTGACCGCCCAACGCCTTTTTCCAGCGAGCTTTGTTGTCGTAGCCGAGCACATAGATTATTTTGTCATCTGCGCCGGTGCGAAAGACGATATGCGGCAAGCTGTACTGACCCTTACCGCCGCTGTTGTATTCTACCCGGGAACCGAACACATCTATAATGCCGAGTTCCTTGTTGATGATGTTTTTTTCTATTGTTCCGGTGTCCAGACCGCTGACGATGTGAATCTTTTTCGGACTCGCCGCGACGCGAAACATAAACTTCATGATGCCGACTGTAGTCTTGCCGGCATATGTCGTGCCCTCAAGGAACTCGACCGGCGCCGAGCATCTGAGAAAGTCGCGGAACTTCTTACTCAGCAGAACCTCACTCATTGCCGCTCAGCTGCCTCAGAATGCTGTCGAGCTTGTCTGACGGTTCTATCTTAGCTTCAATTCCATCCTTAAACAGGCTGAAACGCTTGCCAAGCAGCTCCGCAGCCTTCAGGCGCTCTTTTTCGTCCGGCGGCTTATCCAGCACCTTTGCCGCACTGCAGCCGTCGCCTTGACCTTCCACAACTACGACGCTCGCCGTGCTGTCTCCGCGCATCACGGCGGTGAGGTACTCCATGACCTCCTGCGCGTCGGCTATCTTTTTAGAGCTCAGCTCATCGAGTTTTGCTTCGATGTAGGCTTTAACATTAGCATTTGTTAGCAGCCTTGACGCATTGGCTCTCGCAGCATCATCCGATTTTATCCGTGGATAAGCAGCCTTGTATGCTCTTGTCGCGTTGCAGTCGACGATATACTCATCTGCAAACCGCCTTTGCTTGTCGGTCATGGGTTCACCTCCGTTCTTGTTACTTGAAATAAAAAAACACCCTTTCGGGTGTAAAAAAATAAAAAATTTTTTTAATTTTTTGGTAAACATAGCGTTACTCTACGCTATAATAGGGGTACAGCGAGCGCAGCTATTCGCACCTCGCAAGTCTCTAAGGAAGGAGTAATGCATATGTCAACTTATGAGTTGATCACTTCAATTTGCAAGATCTTATCAGTTATAATCGAACTTATAAAGACCTGCAAAAAAGAAGGAAAACCCACATGGCACGGACGAGTGACAGTCGTTCCCTACCATCTATTTTTATTATATGCAAGGATTATGAAAAAATCAAGTATTATTATTGCAATCATTTTCATCGTCGCAAGCATGGCGCTTTGGTGCATATCGAGATTCGTCGGTTACATACCTGGCATTATCATCAGCGTTTTTGCAGCCATATGCAGCGTGTGCGCAATCATAATTCTTGCGAGAAAGGATGTCTAAGATGACAGTAAAACCCATCAAATTATCCCCGAAGCGCGGAAACCACGGTCATATCACAAGCTACACCATTAACATCGGCTCTGCCGAAGCAAGAGAATGCGGCTTTACCGAAGCCGGTGTGCAGCTTGAAAAGGTCGTTGACCTTGACCGCAAAGAGATCATCATACGAATCAAAAACGAATAAGTCATGCAGGCGGCGCGATTTCGCGCCGCCTTTGCTTTTTACAAATCAAAAGCCCCGCTATTTATGACGCCGCGGGGCAGGCGTGGTGAAAGGGGACATAAAAATGAAGAATAGAATATCTGTAACATTCTTCAGGTTATATTTAACCATATGTGCGCGTGACATATGGGACAAAATCAGTTCTTCGCTATAAACCTATAGCAAATTTTCTTGACACTGTACCCCGTATTATGCCCTCCGACTTTGTCTGCCACTTCTTCCCACTTCAAGCCATCCACGAATCGCAGCGTGAATATCTGCCGGGTCAGGCTGTCGGGAATATCCGATATGTAGCGCTCAAGTCGGCTGCGCTCATATATGCGCTGCTCGATTTTAGCCTGGATTATAGCTTCGAGATCCGTTATCTCCGCTATGCAGCGTTCAAGCGCAGGCTCAGGGTTCGGGCTATGCGGCATACCGTCGTAGTTCGGCGACCTCGGACAGAGCAAATTTGCCCGCAGTTCCGCAAGCCTCTCACGGTCAAGCTCTATCTCCTTGTCAAGGTAGTACAGCTGTGACAACTCTTTAAGCGTCATTTAACAGCCTCCTCTCGGGTTTTGTCGTGCTTTTCAATCTCCGGCTTCAGACAATGCCAAAACGGGCACAGAGGCTTTTCTCCGCCGGTCTGGACGAGAAACACACAATGCTCATTCGGACACATCTCAGGCACTGCCATCACCTTCCAATAGCTCGGGGTTATCATAGATGTTGCCGATAACCGTACATTTGTCGGACGGGATAAAATGATATCGCACACCGCCCTTTTGTTTCATGAAACACCCG